GGTGTTGCTTCATCAGCGATTGCAAGAACTTCTGCCGGTGGTGGTGGAGGTGGTGGTTGGGCTACTCAAGGTGGAAGAGATGGTGGATCAGGAGGTGGTGGAGCGTGTCAATCTAATCCAGGTAATGTTGGTGTAGGTAATACTCCTCCTACTAGTCCACCTCAAGGAAATCCCGGTGGTCCCGCAAATGGTTCTAGAATGGGCGGTGGCGGTGGTGCTTCTTGTGCAGGCTCTCCAGGTGGTGGTGGTGGAAATGGTGGGGCCGGAACGCCAAATTCAATAAGTGGATCGGCAACTTTTTATGCCGGTGGTGGAGGTGGAGGTGGATCTGCTCCTTCTGCTAGATCGTCTGGTGGAAATGGTGGTGGAGGAGCCGGAGGTGGTCCAGCCTCAGGAGATGAACCTGGAGTAGCTGGAACAGCTAATACTGGCGGCGGTGGTGGTGGATCTTTTTCATCACAAGCTGGTGGTGCAGGTGGTTCAGGAATCGTTATTATTAAATACAAATTTCAAAATTAATATGTATTTACTAAAATTTAAAATTAATATATAAGGAGAAACATTATGGCACATTTTGCAAAACTAGGAGCTAACGGAAAAGTTATTCAAGTATTAACACTTGATAACAAAGATATGTTAAATGCCGATGGTGTAGAAGATGAATCAGTAGGTCAACAATATTTAGAACAACACAATAATTGGCCTGCACAAATGTGGATTCAAACTTCATACAATACATCAGGTAATATACATAAAGATGGTGGTACACCTTTAAGAGGTAATTACGCAGGCATAGGTTATGAGTGGGATGAAGATAACAATATCTTTTGGCCTAAAAAACCTTATGCATCTTGGGTAAAACATAACGAATCAGCTTCTTGGAAATCACCAATCGGTGATGCTCCAGCATTGACAGCTGAACAAGAATCACAAAATACAGCTGATACTCATAGATGGGTTTACTCTTGGAATGAAGCTAATCAATCTTGGGACTTGACAGATCAATTAGCATAAATTAAAAATGGTGGTGGTATGCAGAAGAAAGTATTAAGCGAACAAGCATTATATTACGGTGATGTATCAATGCCTAAAGATTGGGACATTGACCGAGATAAATTATCAGGTGATATTTTACAATCAGTAATTCAAAACAAAGATTTTCCGTTTTCAAGAACTTGGGATATGTTAAATACATATATGCGAGATTACGTTAATCTTGAATATGATTTTAGTTTAATTAACAAAGAAACGTGGGGTAACATCTATAAACCTAGCGAGACTACAGTTCCTTTATTAAATATTGATCCAGTGGATCTACGTAACTCTCCAGACTTTACATTATTATATGGTGTTAAAGTTAAAGATTGTATGGTTCGAATACACTATGAGGATAACAGACGTAAAGGAAGAAGTTGGGATATACCACTTTTAAATAATAGATTTATAATGTTTCCATCAACTAATATGTATTACTTAACTAATAACCAGAAAGATAGTTTGAACTTTGTTCAAACCATAACCTATGAATATATCTAATTACTATTGGTATTTTAAAAGTGCATTAACACCTAGATTTTGTGATGATGTAATAGCTTATGCAAATTCGCAAAAAGAAGTAATGGCTAGAACAGGTGGCTATGGCGATAGAAAATTAAAAAAAGAAGAAGTATTAGATTTAAAAAGAAAAAGAAATTCTGATTTAGTTTGGTTAAATGATACTTGGATATATAAAGAATTACACCCATACGTTCGAGAAGCAAACGCAAAAGCTGGTTGGAATTTTGATTGGGAAAGATCTGAGTCTTGTCAGTTTACAAAATATAAATTAAATCAATATTACGATTGGCACTGTGATAGTTGGGATAGACCCTATCAAAGAAAAAATAAAAATGATCCTGATAATGGTAAGATTAGAAAACTATCTATGACTTGTCAGTTAACAGATGGTTCAGAATACAAAGGTGGTGAATTGGAATTTGATTTTAGAAATTATGATCCACACATGCGAGATGAGTCGAAGCATAGAATACAATGTAAAGAAATATTACCTAAAGGATCTATTATTGTATTCCCTTCATTTGTGTGGCATAGAGTTAAACCAGTAATTTCTGGCACAAGATATAGTCTTGTTGTTTGGCATTTAGGAAATCCGTTTAGATAATGTTAAAATTTAAATTAGATACACCTTGTATTTTAAATACATTTAAAGACCATAAAAAAATTAAAAATAATTTAATAGATTTAATAAAAAAAACTTATTCAGATAAATCAAAAATAAACGATAATTATTATGGAGATTTAATTCACAGATTAGATTGGAGTAAATCTGCAGACCCAAAAAGAAAATGGACTAAATATTTAGTTCCTTTTATACAAAAATATTTTGATGATTGTGCTAATCAACTTGGATATCAAGAAGCTGATATTAAAAATTTATGGTTTCAACAATATAACATAAATGGAAAACACGGATGGCATATACATAGTGAAAATTACACTGGGGTTTATTACGTAAAATTTTCTGAAAAATCAGGAAAAACTGAATTGATAAATCCGTTTTTACAAAATAAAAAAATAATTATAAATGCTAAAGAAGGAGATATTATTATTTTTCCTAGTTATGTAATTCATAGAGCAACAGAACAATTAGATAATTCAGAAAAAATTATAGTGTCTTTTAATATTAATTTTAATAAAATTCTGCCCGATGTTATTCAAAGGATAAATAATATAAAAGGAAAAAATTATGTACATTAATAACTATTTTAACACAACCATTTGGTCAGAACAAAAACCAGAGTTTGTAAAATCTTTAAACAAAGCTTCTAATAAATATATTAAAGAAGCAAAAAATAGAGAAAAAGAATATATAAAAAAATGGGGTGACTTTGGAAGATCATATCATTCAACACCATTAACAATGGATAATGAATTTTTAGATTTTAGAAACTACATTGGTCAAAAATCTTGGGAGTATTTAGACCATCAAGGATATGACATGTCACAATACTCAACTATGTTTAGTGAGTTGTGGGTACAAGAGTTTGCTAAAAAAGGTGGTGGTCATCACAATGCACACATACATTGGAATCAACATGTGTCAGGTTTTTATTTTTTAAAGTGCAGTGATAAAACATCATACCCAATCTTTCACGAACCAAGAACAGGTGCAAGAGCTACAAAATTAAAAATGAAAGATCAAAAAGGTGTATGGGGTGGCACAGAGCTTATAAACTTTAGACCTACACCAGGTACATTAATTATTTTTCCAGGATTTTTAGAACACGAGTTTAGTGTAGATTTTGGACTTGAGCCTTTTAGATTTATACATTGGAATATACAAGCAGTACCAAAAGAAATGGCAAAAGATGTTTAAAAAGAAAAAGTATACAGTTATACGTCAAGCAGTATCAAAAGACCTAGCAGCTTTTATTGCAAATTATTTTTTAATGCAAAAACAAGTTTATGATACTTGTAGAGAGCGTAGATACTTTTCACCATTTGAAACTATCATTGGTTATTATGAAGGTGAGAATGAACAGATACCAAATACATATAGTCAGTACTCTAATATGGCTATGGAAACTTTATTATTAAAATGTTTACCGGATATGGAAAAAGCAACAGGACTTAAATTATATCCTGCATACACATATGCTAGAATCTATAAAAAAGGTGATGAACTTAAAAGACATAAAGATAGATTTAGTTGTGAGATATCTACGACTATGAATTTAGGTGGTGATGATTGGCCTATATACCTAGAGCCATCTGGAGAAGTAGGTAAAAAAGGTATTAAAGTAGATCTTAAACCAGGAGATATGCTGGTTTATTCTGGCTGTGAGCTAGAACATTGGAGAGAAAAATTCAAAGGCAAAGAATGCGTACAAGTTTTTCTGCATTATAACAATCGTAAAACTCCAGGAGCGAAGGATAATATGTTTGACAAACGTCCACATTTAGGTCTTCCTTCTTGGTTTAAACGATGATATAATTCTTAG